AAGTGGATTGCTAATAACGGCAGGGGTACAGCTCTTGCCGTTACTGGTTTTGGCAAGACGCGAACATTACTGATGGGTGCTGAAGCTTGTGTGAATAGCAAGAATGCAGTTACCCAACGTGATGTTACTGTTATAGTGCCGACCAATTATCTAAAAAAAGAGTGGGAAGAAGCACTTCAACATTATAATTTCCCTTCTAAAGTCTATACAATACAGACACTAATAAGAAGATACAACTCAGGTAAAAAACTACGCACTTCTATTCTTTTACCTGATGAGATACACAGATATACTTCTGATCAATTTGGAACACTATTCAATATAGTGAACTATGACTTTATCTTTGGTGCATCTGCTACCATTGATACAGAAGATGAGAAGTATGCAATTGTCAATGATAAATGCCCTATAATTGATAAAGTTACTCTCGATGAAGCAAAGAGTAACAACTGGGTAAGTGATTTCATTATTTATAATTTGGCAATAGAACTATCAGACGAAGAGCAGATACTATATAATAAGATGACAAATAAGTTTAGCAAGTATTTTGGAACCTTTAACTGGGACTTTGATCTTGCTATGCAATGCTTCGGTAATGATGATGCCTGTAAGAGAGTTGCATCCTTTCTTGGATGGGATCCTCAAGCAGTAAAAATTCATGCAGTTCAGTTATTCAGAGTAATACAAGACAGAAAGTTCTTCCTGTACAATCTCGACTCGAAAATAAAGGTCGCCAAGGAAATTATTGATAGGTTTCCTGACCGCATTTTCATAACTTTTAGTGAGTCAACAGAGTTCGCTGAAAGACTTGCAGAAGAGATAGGGGATGAAGCTGTAGCATATCACAGCAACCTTACAACACTTGTTGTTGATGACAAGAAAAAAGTTGTAGCAAAGGCTGTGAAGGTAGATAATCGGACCAAATATAAAGATAAGAGTGGCAATCTTTATACGTGGGATCAAATTAAATCAGCTTACCCCAATAAGAAACTGTCATTGTTAGGAAATAAAAGAAGAAAAGACCTAGCAATTAAACGGTTTAAAGATGGAAGAACCAAGATAAGAGCAGTCAGCACTGCCAAAGCACTTGATGAAGGCGCTAACTTCCCTTCACTCAGTGCATCAATTGTCACTTCCGGTTCTTCTAAAACAAGACAAAGTATTCAGCGTCTTGGAAGAATGATCCGCTATCAGGAAGGCAAAAGTGCTTTTCAGGTAGAACTGTATGCCAAAGGCACGCAGGATGAAAAGTGGCTTATACGAAGACAAGAAGAGTCAATTAATATTCAATGGATAACATCAATTAATCAAATCAAAGCATGAAGAACCATGATCATAGAAGTATCCGTGGATTTCCTCGTAAAACACAATATAACATTTGAGCAGTATGCTATGTGTTATATGTTACACGAGGATACGTATGAAATAGATTCAAGAGGAAGACGTGTTTATAAACAGTCTGGTCCCGCTATTGCGAATATGTATAATTATGCAAATAATGTTCGTAAATGGTCTAAGTCTGAGGTTCAAGACTTAGTTGATAAGAAAATTATCAAGCGGACTGGTAAATACGATTCTCCTGATCTATTAGAATTAGAAAAGTCTTTTGCGAAAGCACTATTTATACATATGTCTGACTTTGAGCAGTTGTTTGATTTATATCCTTCTCACTTAGACTTCGGTCCCGGAAGAGCAAAGGGTATATTGAAAGCCTGTAACAAGGAAGAAGTAGAGAAATCATATAAGAGTGCTGTACGTACAAAAGCAAAACACAAATATATAATGGATATAACCCGCTGGGCAAAAGAACATAATATGCTCAACTTGTCTTTTGAGAAATATGTCAAAGGCAGGTATTGGGAAGTACTAAAAGACGATTACGAAAATCAAACTGCCATAGAAACAAAAGACCAAGAAATGCTTCTATGACAGATTCGTATGACGAACTCATCAAAGATATACAAAATGGCCGTGAAGGTAAAAATAAATGGATTCCTTTCGGCTTTCGTAAACTTGATAGTTTTGCAGGTTTATCCAAGCGGTTCTACTATCTGATTGGTGGTGAATCTGGTACAGGTAAAACATCTCTTGTAGATCAAATGTTTGTACTGAATCCCTATCAATGGTATAGAATGAATCAAGACAAGACAGATGTACGTCTTCGTATTATCTATCGGTCTATGGAGCGGTCTAAGAAGTTCAAGTTAGCGAAATGGGTAGCACAAAGATTGTGGACCCACTATCATATATTGGTAGATGTTCCAACCTTACTTGGTTGGGGTATGAATAAGCGTGTATTACCAAATGAAGTAATGGATAAAGTAATCGAGTGTAAGGATTATTTCGATGAGATGTTTGAAATAGTCAATATTACAGACGGTGCTGATAATCCCACTGGTATTTACAAGCAATGTATTAGTATATCTCTTACAGAAGGCAAGTTGTTAAAGTCAGATGGAGATAGAATATACTTACATACAGATACCTCAATGAAAGGGAAAGAAATAAAAACCTTTTCTGGTCAGCATTATGAGACTACAAGTCAAGGTATTGTCAAATATTATGAAGTAATAAAGATATATGACAAGCACTATAAGATTTACCAATATGATACCAATTATTTCCCTGAACATGAAAACAGTCTTAATGTGCTTCTTATTGATCACATTGGCAAGTTACGACATGAAAGGGGATTTAATGATAAACAGACCTTGGATAAGGGCTCTGATTATTTTGGTGAGTTACGTGACATCTTCGGATGGACACCTGTTGTCATTTCACAGTTTAACAGAAATATATCCAGTATAGACAGGCGTGTAAAAACAGATCTGTCACCTGAGAAACAAGATTTCAAAGGTACTGGTGATATCTATGAAGACTGTGATTTTGCAATGGGTTTGTTTAATCCCAGAGAAAACGGACTTGATGTATTCAAGAATTATAACCTGCATAAACTTACAAATAACAGGGGTTATAATCGTTTTCGTTCTATTCATATACTGAAAAATACATACGGTATAGACAATATAACAATGGGATTAAACTTCATTGGTGAATGTGGTTATTTCGATGAAATGCCACTTCCTAGTGAACTAGACGAAGCTATGTATTATAACTTAGCAAACCCTGCAGAGAACTTACGCTCCCAAGGGATAACCGTTAAAAACCTAATGGAATAAAACGAATGAGTGAACGTATAGCCATCATAGGTAATAGTGGTGAAGGTAAGTCTACGTCTATCAAGGACTTAGACCCAAAATCTACCGCTATTATAAATGTAATGGGTAAACCCCTTCCCTTTAAGGGTTGGAGAAAACATTACAAAACCATAGATCCAAAATCAAATACAGGAAACTATCACGTAACTGCAAATCCTGTACAGATAGTTAAAACTATGAAATATTTTTCTGATAACCGGGAAGATATTAAAGTGATAATTATCGACGATTTTCAGTATATTATGAGTACTGAATTTATGAATAGGGCCACCGAGAAAGGTTGGGAAAAATTCAATGAAATAGGACAAAATGCTTGGAATGTAATATATACAGCCGGCAATCTTCGAGATGATATAAAGGTAATCGTTCTGGCACATGATGAGCGAGTAGAAGAAAACTATGTGACCAGACGTAAAATTAAAACGATTGGGAAAATGCTAGACGACAAGGTAACTCTTGAAGGTCTATTCACAGTCGTTCTCTTTACAAAAGTCACTGTATCAGATGATGGAGAGCCTAGTTTCCATTTCCTGACTACCATTGACGGACAATCACCAGCAAAATCTCCAATGGGTATGTTTGAGGATAAACTTATCCCAAATGACTTAGGCTTTGTGGTAAACAAAGTCGAAGAATACTACAACGGAGAATAATCTAAACAACAAAAAACAGAGGAACAATGAGTAATATTGATCTAAACAACATCACAGAAGTAAAAGCAACACAAACACGTTCACAGTCTTATGACTTGAAGTACAACACACAATATAAAAGATTTAGCGTGTCTAAGTCTTTCTATACTGAAAACAATATGAGTGAGTATGGATTCAAGTTGTACCAAACAGTTGTAGATGGTGACCCTGTACTTCTGTTAGGGAAAGTGTCTAATGAAGAAGCATCTTTTTACCGTGGTAGAGAAGGTAAAGAGAAACTAAATATTTTCTTCAACAATGCATTTTCTCAATCATTGCTTGGGTTGACAAGCCTTAATGATGAATCAAATGCTTCTATCTCTATGAGACTTACACCAGTACCTAACAATAATGACCTTGAGTTATTTGAGGTAATTATTACTGCTATTGATGTAAAAGAAGAAGAAGCAGCAACACTAACCGCTTAATGAGATAAACTATGAAGTTTGGAACAAGTAAAGCAGAAATACAAGATTCAGGTAATGCAAGTTATCTGTCAATGCCCTACTTGGGTGAAGCACGATTAACTTCTGTTGTTGTAGAAGATATCGAGTCTAAGTCAGGTGATTTATTTCCTGATGTACTTAAATTTCAATTTAAGGTGCTTGGAGAAGATGTCGTAGGCAATGATGTCAAAGGACAGATTGTTGAAAAGGCAGAATTTCCACCAAGAGAAGATGATGACCAGAAGAAGATTACAAATAAAACTGGTCGCATTGGTTACATTATGAAGTACTTTATGCCTGAAGAGGATGTACTTATTAATAACGCAAACTCTTGGCGTGAATTTGTAGATATCGTTATAAAACGCTTTGAGAAAAACAGTGGATATGTAGATATTCCTGTTAAACTCAAAGTAGTTGGCAATGTCTATAATGGAAAAGCCAATGTACAGATTCCTAATTACAAAGGTTTCTTACAAGGTGAAAGCTCTGATTCTGCTATCACATTCTCTAAGAATGAGTTATCATCAAACAGAGAGTATATTCAGGTACAAACTGTGCCTGATGATAATGTAGAAGTAGTTGCATCAGATCCTGATGACCTCTTCTAAATAACCTTAATTGGTAAGCCGGATAGCTTAATGGTAAAGCCCGAGATTTGAACTCGGAGATTGCAGGTTCGATTCCTGCTCCGGCGCTATACTCAGGTGGCGGAATTGGTAGACGCTATGCCCATGGGGGCAAAGTTCAATCGGATGCTTGACGCTTGAAATAGGTTGACGAACCGATATACACAGCG